GTTAACTCTGACGGGGCATCGTTCATCTATGAGTGGTGTTCTTACTACTTCTGCAATAAGTTCAGTACCATCACCTCTAAAATGTATTATATGTTCGTTGTCATATATACCATAGTGGGAGTATGAACCGCGATCTAACTCAATAATATCGCCAGGTAGTAAATATTGCAAGTTGTCGCCAACATCACTTGCTTGAATCCACTCATTAGCTTCTTTGTCACGAAACATTTTAAGGCGTTTCTGCAGTCGTTTCCATGATATTGTGTCGGAAATTACTTTACCAACTGCTAAACCCATGAAAGCACCTACTGCAAGGTCGATTTGATTCCAACCTTCATAGCGCCCTCTACCCATATGGTTTGGTAGTACGGTTCTTCTCCATGAACGATTCTTTGGATCGAGGTATTTATTCATGGCCAATTGTCGTGTTTCCATGGTATTACCGCCTCTGGTACGCACGTAGATAAGACAATCATCGTAATGAAACGCGTGAGTTTCCAACTCTCCTACGATGACGCAATGCCATAATGTCATTCGAGAATCCCAAGTTGTATCCCATCCGAGTTCGGAGATGGTATATGGAACAATAGTATTATATTCTATCATGAAATGTAATGCTCTAAAGTAATCCATTTCAACGTCCCATCGATCGGTACAATACAAAAATCTTGTTATTAGTGGGATTTTCCGATAGCAAACTTTATCTCGAAATACAAGTCGATGTTTAGCGGCAAGTCTTTCCATGTAAATCGCAAAGGCTTTATCTTGAAGGGAATACATTTCTTCCTTCTGACACATAGGGAGAAACATTTGAGGAGTGCATTGTCGTTTAAGGATTGGATTGTCATGACACAGATAATACATGGTTTCATAATTCATTGTGTGCCATTTGGTATATTCTTCAAATCCTTTATCGTCTCGTTTGTAGGTGAAGGGGCCAATCTTGTACTCTTGAATTCGGTTAACTTGAGAAAGTATGATCTTGAGTCTTTCATCGTAGGGACTACAGTACATGCTGATATAAGAAATGAAGGTTCGGGCTTGCAGGCGCGTGTAGGCATAATATGGCGTACAGTTTTCAAAAAGTCCTGC